AAAAACCAGTTGCAAAGAAAACTGCAACTAAAAAGAAAACAACTGCAAAGAAGTAGGTAATAAACATGGAAGAGATAGAAGACTTTGAATTAGAACAAGAAGTTGACGGTACTGAACCTCAAGAAGTTGAGTATTATGACCAAGACGAATTACCGTCTGCGGTTGATGATGCAGCTGATGTAATATCTGAATATGACCCACAAGACGAACTTCCTTTAGGTATGGAAAACGATGAAGAACCCGTAAGGGAACTTATTGACCAAATAACTGGAGATGATTTAGTTGGTGCAGAAGGTTCATTTCAGGACATTATTGCAGATAAAGTTGCAAATGCGTTAGACAACAAAAAACATGAACTTGCAAACTCAGTATATAACGGTATAGATGCGGACGACCTAGAAATAGACCCTGAGACCGAAATAGAGGACGCTGAAGACCCGATTTCTGACGAAACGACTGATAGTATCGAAGAAAACTAGTATCAAAATCTCCTTTTGTATAAATAATAGTTATATAAAAAGGTTATGAAAAATTTTTCTTCATTAAGGGAGTCAACTTCCAAAGGAAAGGTAGTCTTCAAGAAGAAGATTAACCGTATTGATGTGGTAATCTACAAAGATAAAGGTAGATTACCTTTTGTCGTATACATAGATGGCGACAAACTCGATGCGTTTAAAAACCAAAAAGATGCGGAGAAATCTGCAACGGAAACTATTAAAGAACTAACATGAAATTAATAACAGAATATACAGAAAGTAGTTTAGAATGTTTAGTTGAAAAGAAAGAGAATGGAGAAAAAGATTACTCCATTCAAGGTATCTTCGCACAAACAAATAGGAAGAACCGAAATGGTCGTATATATCCGAAGGATACAATGGAACAAGCCGTTGCAAAATACGACAAAGAACAAATTCAAACTAAGAGGGCAGTTGGAGAGTTAAACCACCCAGAAGGGCCGACTGTGAACTTAGATAAGGTTTCACACTTAATCACCGAACTTAAATTTAAGGGAGATGATATAGTAGGAAAGGCACGAATACTTGATACCCCGAATGGTAAGATTGTAAAAGGTCTACTTGACGGTGGAGTTCAACTAGGAGTGTCAACTCGTGGTATGGGTAGTCTTGCGAATAAAGGTGGCGCAATGGAAGTCGGTAAAGACTTTATTCTTAGTACGGTTGATATCGTACAAGACCCTTCCGCACCGTCAGCATTTGTTAATGGTATAATGGAAGGTGTAGATTGGGTCTGGAATAACGGCATCTTAACTCCGCAAGAAGTTGAAAAAATAGAGACAGAAATTAAAACTGCTCCAAAGAAGTTTGCTTATGAAACTTCGGTAAGAGAGTTTAAAAATTTCCTCTCGTTAATTAAATCTAGAATGTAATTTAGGAGACGATATGTCAGACGAAATTAGAAATGACGAGTCTTCTACTGATGAAGTAATTAACGACATCGTGGAAGAAACTCTCGAAGAACAAGATGCTAAGTCATCTGTAAAGGCGAAAGGTAATGCAAAGGACGAAACTCCAGTGTCAGAACCAGAGTCTATTGCAAGTGTTGACAAAGCTGCTGGTGAAACTCCTGATAATTCTGCAAAAAACAAAGCATCAATCGCACCAAAAACAAAAGCTGGTATGATTAATGCAATGGCAACAGCCGCAATGGACTATGGTCAAAAACATAATAAAGACGAAGTCCAGAAGGCATATGTTGCGGCTATGAAAATCATGAATGGTGATGAACCTGAAATGAAAAAAGAGTCGTATGAAGCAGAAGAGTCAGTAGATGCAGTTGATACTGCAAAAGCAGAACTTGACACTCTTGTTAATAACGAAGCAACTCTTTCCGAAGAGTTCAAAGAAAAGACTGCAGTTATCTTTGAAGCCGCAGTTAAATCTAAACTATCAGAAGAAATTGATAGATTAGAAGCTCAATACAAAGAAGAATTAGAAGAAGAAGTATCTTCAACTAAATCTGAATTGGTTGAGAAAGTAGACAGCTACCTTAACTATGTAGTTGAAAACTGGATTAAGGAAAATGAAATCGCAATCGAGAACGGTTTAAGAACTGAAATCGCTGAAGGTTTCATGGACAAATTGAAAGACTTATTTACTGAGTCTTACATTCAAGTCCCTGAGTCCAAAGTAGACCTAGTTGATGAACTTGCTGAACAAGTAGAAGAGTTAGAAACTAAACTTAACGAAACTACTCAGAAAGTTATCGACCAATCGGGTGAAATCGAAGAAATGACAAAAGACCGCATAATCAACGAGTCTGCGTCAGACCTAGCGGACACTCAAGTAGAGAAGTTAAAATCTTTAGTAAATGACTTAGACTTTGAAAGTGAAGAAAAATTTGCTGAAAAAGTTAACACTATTAAAGAAGCTCACTTCTCACAAGAAACTGGTAGTAGTGACGAAAGTCCTATGATTGAAGAAGACGGACATGACGAAGTCATGGAAACTTCTCCTAACATGGAACGATACGTCTCTACATTAAAGAAAACCGCACCAAAGAATTAATCTTTGATGCATTAACATAGGAAAAATAAAATGGAACAACCAAATTATTCTTCACTGATTGAAAAATGGTCACCAGTATTAGACGAAGAGTCTGCTGGTGAAATTAAAGACAATCACAGGCGTTCCGTGACTGCAGCCCTTTTGGAAAACCAAGAGAAAGCAATCGCAGAACAAAACGCACAAGGTATGTTATTCGAAGCCGCACCTGCTAACAATGTTTCAAGTGTTGCGAATTTCGACCCAGTGTTAATTTCTTTAGTTAGAAGAGCTATGCCTAACTTGATTGCATATGACGTATGTGGTGTGCAACCAATGAATGGCCCAACTGGTTTAATCTTTGCGATGAAAGCAAGATACCAAGGTGGTTCAACTTCTAACAGAGAAGCATTATTCAACGAAGCAGAAACTAGATTTTCTGGTGACTCTTCTGGTACTCATGACTCAGACAACGTCTCAGGTTATAACGGTATCGACTCAGACGGTGACAGATTAACTTCTTTAGCCGCAACTGGTATGCCGACTGTTGACGCAGAAGAGTTAGGTGCATCTACTGGTAGTACTTTCAATGAAATGGGTTTCACAATTGAGAAATCAACTGTGACTGCAGTTTCAAGAGCTCTTAAAGCAGAGTACTCACTAGAACTTGCACAAGACCTTAAAGCAATTCACGGTTTAGATGCTGAGACTGAATTAGCTAATATCCTTTCTACTGAAATCCTTGCGGAAATCAACAGAGAAGTTATTAGAACTATTAACTCTCAAGCAAAAGACGGTGCTCAACAAGCTAACGTGACTGTAAATGGTGTGTTTAACATGTCATCTGATGCAGACGGACGTTGGAGTGCTGAGAAGTTCAAAGGTTTAGGTGTACAGATTGACAGAGAATGTAATCAAATCGCTAAAGACTCAAGAAGAGGAAAAGGTAATATCCTAATCTGTTCTTCTGACGTTGCAACTGCACTTGCAGCTGCGGGTACTTTGGATTACTCTCCAGGCATATCTAACAACTTAAATGTTGACGATACTGGTAATACTTTTGCTGGTCTTCTTAACGGAAGAATTAGAGTATACATTGACCCATATGCAAACACTGACTACTGTGTAGTAGGTTATAAAGGAACTAATCCTTTTGACGCTGGTGTTTTCTACTGTCCTTACGTACCATTGCAAATGGTCAAAGCAGTTGGGGAAGATACTTTCCAACCTAGAATTGGTTTTAAAACAAGATACGGAATGGCGTCAAACCCATTTGTAGGTTCTACGCCTGCGAACGGTCTTGCTTCAGTGAAAACTAACTTCTACTACAGAATATTTAAAGTGACTAACATTTTAACATAATCTGTTTAGGTCAAAAGACTAAAAGGGGGAGAACTTCGGTTCTCCCTTTTTTTTATATTATTTTGAAAATAAGTGTTGACATTTCTTGTTCCACCATGTATAATACTTGTATTAAGAATGAGAAAGAGAGGTTAAATTCGGAATAAGTTAACGGCGTAAAGTCAAAAGTCGATAGACACTCACCCCACCACTCGTAGATATTGAAAGTTCGCAACTTTCCGAGGTGGTGGGTTTTCTTATAAATACAAATGGTCTCTTAGTTTAATGGTAGAACTTGTCTCTGTCTAAGACGAAGCAGGGGTTCGATTCCCCTAGAGACCGCCAGAATTCACAAGTAGAGAAGAGTCGTAGTTGGTTGGTTGTTGTGAGACTCAGAAAAGATGTTCTAGTTGTTAAAGTCAATTAAGACGTGGCATATGGTAGTGAGACTAGAATAAACATCGAACAATGTAGGTAAAGAAATTCTTATGTAGTTGGGTTGGGATTTACTGGAAAACGATACTTGTTATGGTGGAAGGCCGAAACCACCTAGATAAAAAATAGAGTGTAAGAAATCGGGTAGTCCCCGAGACATTGAACTACTGTGCAATCAACTGCACGATTTTTATAAATAGTAGTATGGCATATAGTAATAAAGTAATAGACAGATTTGAGTCTGTATTAAAAGACCCGAAGAAACATGCGGTGGGTAGGTTTGACCCTAAAGACCCGAATGTTGCAACGGGACTCGTGGGTGCGCCTGCGTGTGGTGATGTCATGAAACTAGACCTTAAGATGAACGGAGATGTCATAGAAGATGTTAAGTTCAAGACTTATGGTTGTGGTTCTGCAATCGCATCATCTACTATGTTTGTTGAAATGTTAAAAGGTAAAACTATAGAACAAGCAAAAGAAATCAAAGATAAAGATATTGCAGATGCATTAGAATTACCCAAGATTAAATTACATTGTTCCGTTCTTGCAGAAGAAGGTATCAAACGTGCAATCGAAGATTGGGAAGATAAACTTAAACATAGAAAACATAATCAGTGGGAAGACCCAAACGGATATGGATATTGAATTAACAGATGAAGCGATTACAAAAGCTGTTGAACGATGTGGAGAGTTTACTTCCAAAGAAAGTAATATACGTCTTGGGATTACTGGTGGTGGTTGTGCTGGGTATGAGTATGTTATTGAACAC